CTGGGCGTTAGGAAGAGAAAAAGAAAACTATAAAAATGGTGGTAAGTTCCTATCGGATAGTGATCTGAGAAAAGAATTTACACAATTAAAGAAAACAGAGGAATATTCCTGGTTAAATGAAGTTTCAAATAATGTAACAAAACAAGCGATCAAAGATGCTTGTCATGCATATAAGAGATTTTTCAAAGGATATTCAAAATTTCCTAAGTTTAAAAGCCGTAAATTTTCTACACCATCCTTCTATCAGGATAATGTAAAAATTCATTTTTCTGATACTCATGTAAAAGTTGAGGGATTTACAACTTCTAAAAGAAAGAATAAGCAGAAATTAAATTGGATTAGATTAGCAGAACACAATAGAATACCTACGGATTGTAAATATACTAATCCACGCATTAAATATGATGGATTAAATTGGTATCTTACAGTGGGTATTGAATATAAAGATTCTACTATTCTTCCATCTGATGATGGCATTGGAATAGATTTGGGAATAAAAGATTTAGCAATATGTTCTGATGGTAATAAATATCAGAACATTAACAAAACTCAAAAAATTAAGAAACTAGAGAAACAAAAACGCAAATTACAGCGTAGCGTATCTCGTTCATACGAGAAAAATAAGAAAGGAAAAAGTTACTGTAAAACGAATAATGTAATCAAAAAGGAAAAACTTTTATTAAAGTTAAATCATAGACTAACAAACATTCGTCAAGATTACTTACATCAAACTACAACAAAGATAGTGAAAACCAAACCATCTTATATTGTATTGGAAGATTTAAACGTAAGTGGAATGATGAAGAATAAACATTTATCCAAGGCAGTTCAACAACAAGGATTTTATGAATTTAGACGACAAATTGAATATAAATCAGCATGGAATAATATTTCAGTAATCATTGCTGACAGATTCTTTCCAAGTTCTAAATTATGTAGTTGTTGTGGGAAAATCAAGAAAGATTTGAAGTTATCAGACCGTATTTACAAATGTGAATGTGGAAATGTAATTGATAGAGATTATCAAGCTGCTTTGAATCTTAAAAGATATGGAGAAAATGTTCTAAAACAATCTGTAGCATAACACATTCAAGTTATTACAGATATGTACTGATACGTTAGTCAGGAATTTACGCCTATGGAGAGTACAAGAACTTGTGAGTAGTATCTGTTTCGACAATGCAAAAGCATACTCGTTGAAGTAGGAATGGAACATAAAAGTTTATAACTTTTTATAAGTTTTCAGTAACGGAGCAGACTCGTTCTGAGCTACTACCCTCTTTTTAGTTATAAAAATAAAACAAAATTGCTGAAAAGGCAAAATAAAATTAATTGAGAAAAAGGAGATAAACATGACTAAAGATTTATTGTTAAAGACAATTAGCGAAAGAGTTGAAGGTGCTTCAAAAGCAGATATTAAGGTAATTATTGATACTTTTGAAGACGTTATTTTTGATACATTAAAGGCTGATTCAAACGAAAAGATTAAGTTTGGAAAATTAGGTACGTTCTCAGTGAAGGAAGTAGCTGCTAAGGATGGTATTTCTGCTATCAATGGCAAGCCTTGGCATACAGATGCTCATAGAGAAATTTCATTTAAGGTTTCCAAAGCACACAAAGTATTATAAGAAAGACAGGTGTTTTAATGAATACTTTAAATTTTGTAGATGTATATGATTTTGTATCAACTATTCCATATATTCACGACAATATTTTGGACAAGAATGATGGTGATGACATTTCTATTATTGCAAAATATGATGAAGCGAATGAAATTATTAAGGCATTAATTAACATTGAAGATTATGAATTAACTTCTATTGTAGATTTCATTAATCCTTCAATTGAATTGGAAGATACTGCATACAATGATGAATATATTATTTCGATTACACCTGATAACAAGTTGTTTATTCAGCCGTTTAAAGATGAAGATGGATATATTCAGGATTCATCAACAAGAATTTATGTTTTAAGTAATTGTTCTTCCAAGGTTCTTCTACATTTAGAAAGTGATGAAGTTTATGAAGTAATAATCGGTGATGAAGAATTCGATTGTGAGCATTGTGAATTATATAAGCCTGTTGATTCTACTTCTTCTACTAATTATTTTGTAAATGATAAAGCTGTTAGTAAGGAAGAATATGAAGATGCCATGGCTAAAATTGATGCTAGGTATCAGGATTTTCATGATGAAATGAACAGATGGATAGATTTGTTAAGTTGGTAGAATTATAGTAATTGATTTTAGAGAGTGTGTGGTTATTGCCATACACTCTTTTTATTATGGGCGAGATGGTTCTTCGTTGAGGTTCGATTTCCTCAGTCGTCCACTTTTGACGTTTTCTATAAATGGAAACGGAGAATATAAATATGTACTCATAATTGGTGTCATAACTGATTGTGGGATTTGTGGAACAGTAGGTACTTGGAGTAGCTACCAAGTATATGAGGCAACCTACACACCTCTTCTACTGTTCTGTTTTTATTGTATGTGTAGGGGAAAGTGTAGGGAAAAATTTATGAGAAGAAACAAAGTCGATGAAAAAATATGGTATAACGAAGTAGAAAAATATAAATTTGCTTGCAAACAATTAGAAAAAACAATTACTTGTACAATGTTAAAGTATGGATTTATGGGATTAAAATGTTGGAGTTGGTATCCTGGAAATGCACCAGATGATTTGAATATAAATACATTTTCAGATTTTTTAAAATATCTTGGAGAAGAAGTATACTATAGAGAACGTCCCACTAAAGAACAAGTATGTGAATATGCAATTAAATTAAGAGAACAATTGGGAAGAAATGTTAAACTTTCTGATTTTGAAAATAATAAACAGGTTAAGAAAAGTGACATACTGTATTATTTTGGTAGTTTTAATAAAATGAACAATGAATTAGGATTTGAAGAAACTGGTACATATAGAGGTCATTCATATTCTAAGGAAGAGTTAATTGAAGCAGTCAAAAATTTTGTAAGTGAAAACGGTTTTATCCCAAGTGCTAAATTTATTGACGCTCATGGCAAAGAATATGGTATGCCAAATAGAAAAACATATAATAACAAATTTGGTAGTTGGAAAAATGTTTTACATGAATGTGGATTTGATGAAAACGAATATGCAAAAAATTATATTTTAAATGAAAATGGTGATTACGTATTAAAACATGATAATGCGGAATTCCTTCAGAATATAATATTTGAATACATTGAAAAATATAATAAAATTCCTGGAATACGTGATTTAAATAAATATTATGGAACTGAACTTAAAAATTATTTCAAAAAATATTTTGGTGGATATAATAATTGTTTAGAATCACTTGGTCTTAAAATAAATCAGAAAGCTGAATATAAAGAATCTGAGTTAGATAAAGCATTTATGGATTTTGTTAACGAATATGATAGAGTCCCAACAATACAGGATTTTAATAAAACTGGAAGACCTTCATTTTGGGTTTATCAACAAAGATTTGGAAGTTGGGCTGAAACTTGTATTCATTATGGATTTAAACCGAATTGTAGAAGACTAGAATTTTATATGGATGATGGTGAAAGATGTGACAGTAGTTGCGAATATGATATATCAACATGGTTAAAATCTAAAGGCATAAAATATGATAGAGATATACCTTATGTAGATTTCACTACTAATTATAAAGGGAAAATGAATTGTGATTATAGATTTACTCTTGCAGATGGAACTGTTTGGTATGTTGAAATGGCTGGTTTTATAAATACATATGATTTTTCTAAACTTAGAAGTCGTGAAGAACAGATATATTTTTTCAAGATAAGATATAAAGAAAAATTGTTTAAGGAAAATCATTTAAATTATAAGATTATTAAAAGAGATGATTTAAGAACAAAAACTATGGAAGAAATATTTGATTTTTTAAATATAGAAAATGTTGCTTAGAAGCAGTTTAGTTATTACTACTCTGCTTCTTTTATATTACAAAAAGGAGGCTGAAATATTGTCAAAGGAAAAAATTATGAGAGTGAAATATTTTACTCCTGACAAAGAAAAATTTATTTATGAAGAAAATTGGAAGAAATATCAGAAATATTTACAGTCCAATATCATCAAAAATCGTGATGTAAAAGACACTACATATAAGAGATATAAAGGATTGTTCCGACACTTCCTCATGTGGTTAGGAGAAAATTATGGTGAATTAGATTTATATTCTGATGAATTTATGGAAAATGCAGTTGATATTATGGAGGCATATATGCTTTTCTGCCAGGAAACATTGATGAATCATAAGAAGATTATCAACATGAAAATTTCTGCCGTAAGTTCATTTTATATTTGGTCTATGAAACGTGGTTTTGTTAAATATCATCCTTTTGATGGTAAGCTTGATAGAATGAAAAAAGCAAACGAAGAACAGATTCTTAATCATTACTTTTTAAATGATGAGCAGATTGCAGCTATTAGAGCAGATTTATATAAAACAGAGAATAACAAATGGACAATACAAGACCAGTTATTATTTGAAATCGCACTCTTCTCCGCTAATAGAATTGGTGCTTTGGAAAAACTTACTGTATCTTCTCTTGATTTAGATAATATGGTATTTGAGTCAATACGTGAGAAGGAAGGATACCGTGTAGAAGTTTCCTTTGACAGTACCTGTAAGGATATGCTTGAAACATGGTTATCTATGAGAACAAATGATTATGATCATCTTGAATGCGATGCTCTATTTATTCATAAATATAAGGACAAATGGATTCCTTGGACACAAGGCATGATTCATGACCGAATGAGAAAAATTGGTAAAGTTATTGGCTTGGAGGACTTTCATTGTCATTGCATGAGGAAGACAGCGATCAATAAAATATATGAAGATACTGGTGATTTAAATCTTGCCTCACAATGGGCGAACCACAAATCAACTTCAGTAACTTCACAGAGCTATGTACGCCCTGCTTCTAAGGCTGATTTAAGGGAAAAATTAAAAATTCTAAAGTTTAAACAACAAGAATTACAGAAAGAAGCTGAAAAAGAAGGTATTTAAGTAATTCCGATAAAAGCTTTCGTTTAACACTTCGTCTAATTCCCTCTTGTACCACACAATATTATGTGTTACAATACAAATTAAGGAAAACAAGCAATTATCCGTTAGACGGTTTAAAGCCTATATGTGGTGTGTAGGCTAATAAATTTTATATCTATTAACACAAACTTAACCGCTAAGACTTATGGCGGTTATTTTTGTGCATCTTTCTATCAATGAATCTTACTAAGTATGTAGCAATTGTACTACCTACTATTCCGATTCCAAGTGCAACTAAAATATTAATAGTCTCGTCCTCTTTTCTTGTTATTTCCTCGAAAGGATTATATAAACATGAACAAAGTATTACTACTTTGGTACGACTCTAAACCGCCTACCATCCCATCTAGCCCGTAATGAAATGTTGAATAATTGCTTGTCTAACTCATTATATATCTTCTGACAATTTCTGTCAAAATATTTCATGAATAAGAGAATAATATAATATAACCCTTATCTATAGGTAGAAAAAGGTTCTCTACGCACTCTTCTTTGAGTACCTGAGATGATGGATACGCCGCCCATCATAGATAAGAGAATATACAATATAAGCTGCTCACATCCAAAAGAAG